ACATTTGTCGCGTTTGTTTTTTCGTGTGTGGCTGCATTTTGGACATTGGGTTTTTATTTTGCCGCTTGTTTTGTTGCCGATATCAATTCCAAAATCGTGAAATGTTTTCATTGTTTATTGTTTTCAATTGCAAAACTAAAAAATATTTTTAAATATTAAAACAATCTTTGTTGAGCCTTATGTTCTTTAATTCTTTTAATGGCTGCCTTAAAATAATCTTTGTCAAGTTCGCACGCCGTTAAATCAAAACCTAAATTGTGGCATGCAATTGCAATGGTACCGGAACCCAAATGAGTGTCTAAAATTTTATCATTCTTTTTTGCGTAATTCATTAACAGCCATTCGTAAAGGGATACCGGTTTTTGGCAAGGGTGCCACTTTAATTTGTTTTCCCAATCAATTTTGTTTCCAATAACATTGCCAATTGAAGTGTAATGATAAATTTTCATATTTACGCCAAAACTATGTGAAGCTATATCACAATCAGACAATACTTTGGGTGAATTTCTTTTGCCACCTCCCGTTTTATCGTGTATAATGCGCCCAACATCATCAATAAATTTATTATAATAATTAACTCCAAAAATTATTCTGTTTTTTGTAACTCTAAATAATTCGTCAAAATATTCTTTGTTTGGTGTTTTATTATTCCAATTAATTTTTTTGTGATGTTTTTGAGATTTTGTACTTCTGAAATCTCCTATTCCATAAGGCGGATCAACAATCGCCAAATCAAAATAGTTGTCCGGATACCTTGCCATTAACTCCATATTGTCTTCATTTGTTATTTTCATTTTTTTTAAATTTTTGGCATATAATAAAATAAATTTTCAATGTTTTTTAAATCCCTATTTTTTATTTGATAGTTGTTTGTTTTCATTATAAAAGACGTTCCATTGTCTCGACTCATTGTATCGCCTTTTTTAATATAAATTGATTTTTGCAACAATTCTTTTTTGCTTAAATATCCGCAAATTGTTAATTCGTTTTTTTTCTTGTTTAATGAGCAAAATATATATATATCACAATCAAATTTTTTTTGGTGCGCGACAAAATTATTGACAAAATAATCTTTGACATCAACATTGCGTCCCATTGTTTTAACGTCTATTTTTAAACCTTTGTAAACCAAATCAAAACCGCCGTCAAACCCATTTTTAATTTTGTGATTAAAACCAAATAAACGTTTGATCATTATTTCGCCAATCAATCCAACAAATTGTTGTTCCTTGGTCCCGTTGAATTCAAAGCGGTTGCCAATATTATTTTGATTGACGAAATGCCAAACATCTTTTTTAAGTTTTTCCGGGATTTTAAATTTTTTATAAACCACAATGTCCGGAATCGCATTCGTTAAAATCATCATCAAAAAGTTTTGTTTGTCGTAAACTGTTTTTTATATTTATATATTTGTATCCATTTTTAAATTTTCTTTTTTTATTTTCCTGGTTAATAAACCAATCAAATTTGTTTGGGTGTTTTTCGCTCATGTGTTTTAATAAAACCGGTGAACGATGAAAACAACCAATGCAGTTGTTCATGTAAGCAAACCGGACATTTTTATTTTTCCAATATTCTTCAATTTGATCTTTATAAATATTGTTTTCAATTAAGGGAAAAACGGGTTTTTGCCATTCTACAACAGACCAACGATTTTGTTTTCCATTTTTTGATTTTCCAATAATTGTTTTAAATTCCGAATTTCCGTTTTTGTTAGTTTTTTCCAAAATTTTTTTGGCGCGCCTTTGTTCGTTGGCACGGAATCCGATACGCATTTCAATAACTTCATTTATATTATTAAACCACCATTCAACGATTGGGCGCAATTTCATTTCGGTTGTGCAAAATCTTTGAACTACGTTTGGCAATCTTTGTTTATTTTCAATAATATTTTCAAAAGTTTTGCCGGCTAACCAATTAATTTTTTTGCCGATAAATTGTTCCAAATCTAAAATTGTATAAATTATAGTATCGTCCTCCAACGTTCCGATAAATTCGCGGCCAATTTTGTCACTTACAATTTGTCGCAATTTATGATCTGGAAACAAACAATTTTTGTCGTTTGTTGTAATTAAAGCAAAAACATTGAAATCGGCCGGAAAATTTGCCGCGATATATGACGAAGTTTTGCCGCCACTTAATGAATTAATTGTCTTCATTCAAAACGTATTTTTTTAAATCTTTAAATTCATTTGACATCATTAAACCCCGAATTTGAAATTCGTGAATGTTGCCATTTTTAGTTTTTGCGCCAATTTCTTTTTTGCCGTTGGACGGATTTTTATATACAAAAAACTCTTGAAGATTTTTAATTTTTGTAAATCCAACCGGTTTTTGTTTTGCCTTTTGCTGCACCATGAATCGATCAATATATTTGATTCCGTTTTTGTCGGCGTTTCTCAATTTTAAAATTGATAAAAAATTGTTTTGCCAGAACTGATCATTTCTTAATTGTTTTGAAACGTTGTATACTTCGCGTAAATCGTAACCGTCCAACCTTTGCAATTTGTCCAAACAATCCAACCATTTATTTTTTTGGGTTTCTGATTTGGGGCGATATTTTAAATCAAATAATGCTGCAAAATGCGGAAATGCGTTTGTTGTTTTTTCATCAAATTGGCGCTTTTCCGATTTTGTGTTATTATCTTTTTCTATTTTATTTATATAGTTATATATATTATCCTTTAACTTTTTTTCAAGGGGGGTGTTTAACTTTTTTTCAATACCTATTGAATTTTTGTTAAAGGGGTCTGCAATAAATATTCGACGTTGTTTGATTTGTTTTGTGCCGGTGTGATATTTATATTTAATTTTTATAAAGTTGTTGTTTTCCAGGGCCGAAATCCATTTTGAAACACTTGTTTTAGTGACGCCGTATAATTTTGAAAAGTATTCATTTGAAGCATAACAGTAACCGGAATCATTTGCCAAGGCCGTTATTTCGCCATACATTAATTTTGCGTTTGGTTGTAGTTTTTCACAATATCGAACCGGTGCCGGAATTACAGCAAAATAGTTTTTTTTGTTTTTCATTCATTCAAAGTAAAAATATTTTTTACAAAATCAAATTGTATTTTATACCGTCGCAAAAGGAACGTAATTCGTCAAATATTTTTTTTAGCTGATCCAATTGAATGTCTTCATCCTCGAATTTATACCAAAGTAACTCAATAAAAAGATCAAATTCAACGCGAGTTGATTTGCCAATATAATTGTAAGAAACCGCAATATCGTTTGGCGATGATTGCGTAAATCTAATTTTTTGATTTTTGTCGTCGAAATATATTGTTTTATACTTCATCTAAATTGCGCATAATTAGTTCATTTTTAAAATATTTGTCAATTGTTTCAATACATTGTTCCAAATCATTTGACCAAATAGCCGCCCAATTGCAGTTTTTAAGCCATTTAAGCCACTTTTTTTGTCTTTCCGTGGGTTTATTATATTTATATTTTAATTCGAGCGCTAAACCGTTAAAATGACAGTTTGGCGTAAAAATTAATAAATCCGGGATTCCAGGTTTTGTTCCTAAATATTTCATTTTGTATTGTTCAAACGGTGTTCGTTTTCCTTCATTCATTGGGTGCGTAAATACCGCGTCCGGATGTTGTAATTCTAAATAATTAATAACAGCGCGCTGCAATTTGTCTTCACCTTTTAAATATTTAGAATACGGATTCGCCATTGCTTTATTTTTTACGTTTTTTATAATACAAATATCCAAAAAAACAAAGCGCCAAACAAACCGGGCATGGGTGCAAAATAAACGCATTCACGATTCGGATTTTTTATAAACAATAAACCCGTTGTTTTTTAATATTTTTTTTGCCTCCTTAATTTGTTTTTGTTGTTGTCTGTACGCGTGAAAAGTTTCGTTTTCAATCGCGTTGGTTTGGTTTTTATAATTCATTTTAAAAAAGTTTTAATTGTGTTTGTTTTATTCTTTGTTTTGCTATCTCGAAATACTTATTGTCTTGTTCAATCCCTATAAAGTTTCTTTTGGTGTTTAAACAAGCTACGCCCGTTGTACCGCTGCCCATTGTAAAGTCTAAAACTGTTTCATTCTCGTTGGTGTAAGTTTTTATTAGGTACTCCATTAAATCTATTGGTTTTTCTGTTGGGTGTTTTTTATATCTTTTATTAGCGTTGCTTATTTCTATTATAGCTTTTGGATAATACTCATTATTAATAGTGTAATAGTCTAATTTGACCTTACCAATATGTTCAGGTTGTTTGTTTAATCCTCCCTTTTTTCTTGGCTTACCTCTTTTTTCTTTTATTGGATAGTAATTGTGTTTGTTAAAAACAAGTATGTCTTCATAAGTTTTTAAAGGCTGTTTTTTTGCGTTTAGTGGATTGCCTCCTTGTTTTTTATCCCATTTCCAATCATATTTGTAATTTTTAATATTACTCATTCTCAAAGCACTACTAAAAGGTTCATTGCCAAACAAAACTGTTGCACCGTTTGGTTTTATTATTCTGTTTAACTGTTCCCACATAGGCTCAAAAGGTATTACACTGTCCCATTTACATGCTGTTGTTCCATAGGGTGGGTCTGTTATTATAGCGTCTATTGAGGCGTCAGATATTGATTTCATTATTTCAAGACATTCTCCTTTTACTAAATCTATTTTCATTTAGTTTGATTTTTAAGTTGTTTTTTTAAAATGTCGTTTTCAATTAATAAAGTATTGTATTTATAAAGCAATGTTTCGGCGGTCATTTTTTCACTTTCGTAGTTGCTTAAA